ATAGATATACAAGCTAAAATCGTTAAAGTATTAGCTTCTTTACCTACTGAGTTAGACAAAAATATACCTATAGAATTACCTAAGGATAAAGAGCAAGAAAAACCTATTCAAAAAAAATATGTTTATGGTATCAAAGGGCTTGCAGATATATTAGGCTGTTCTAAAACACACGCCCAAAATATTAAAAACTCAGGGCAATTAGATAAAGCTATCATTCAAAACGGGCGCAAAATAATAATAGATACCGAACTTGCAATCTCACTATTCCAAAAACGTTATGATTGACCCTTATACACCTATTTGGCAATTAACTATTGGTGAGCTAAAAGCTGAACTTATGGAAGAACTGCAAAAACAACTCATCTCATTTCTGCCAAAAAACAAATACGAATATGGTATAAAAGGATTAGCTAAAATATTGGGCTGTTCACGAAATACAGCAAGTAAAATTAAAAAATCTGGAATTTTAGATGAAGCTATATTTCAGAATGGTAAAATCCTGATTATAGACCGTGAAAAAGCATTAGAATTAATTGATAAAAACAAAGTATCATAATGGAATACATAGATTTAATAAGGAGGTTTTGGCAAATGAATTATGAGTTTCCTCAGAATTCATCTGTTACCAATGTCTATCTATTTTTATTGGAAAATTGGGACAAAAATAAAAAAACTGACTTTGAGTTTTCCGATACTGAACTATCTACACAACTTCGGTTAAGCCGAAATACTATTAAAAACGCACGAAAAGCCCTCAGAGATTTGGGACTTATTAGCTGTCGGATTGTCAACGGATTACCTGTTTGTTACAAAATAATAACTGATTATACTATCAATCGAAAAATAAAAGAGACTGAAGCACCTACCCCCACTATAGTTGCAGAAAAAGAAAAAACACCTATCCCTGTGCCAGTAGTTAAAAGTACCCCTGTGGTACCTAAAGCTCGAAAAGCTCCTGAGATACCTAAAATGGATTTACCGCCTGTAGCTGTTCCTACTGTTGCTCCAGTGGTACCAGAACAAGTACCTAAGGCTCCAGAGATGCCTAAAACAACTGAAAATACAAAAAAAGATACTCCTCCTACTAAGAAGGACATTCCTACTCTTGATGAGGTGCTCAATTTCTTTAAAAGCTTACCTAATTATGAGCCTTCCCTTGAAGAACATCTAAAAACAAAATACGAATACTGGGTAAATAATGGTTGGGTAAGTGGTTATAACAGACCTATTACCAATTGGCAGCAAACCGTAAAAAATACCATACCTTATCTGAGGTCTGATAATAAAAACATCTTTAATATACCAAATATAAAGAGACCAAAAGCAACTTATGATGAATAGTTCAATAGACATAGATATAGAAAAATACGTACTCGGTAGCCTTGTAAACGAACCACAGCTGATAGCTAAGTATTACAATATGCTAAGCGTTAGTCTTTTTTCTGCACCTGAGCACCAAATAATATACGATACTATCGTACAAGTTTGGAAGAAGTATAACGCAATGGATATAATACTACTCGGAAAAGAGTTTGAAAAAAACAAAGTATCACAACTAACTCAATATTGTATCGAGCTCTCAATGTTCGTAGGCTCTTCAGCCAATATAGAGCACCATATACTGCTATTAGTACAAGAACAAGTGAAGCGTGACTTTATTATCAAATTCTCTACCCTACTCAATATGGCTCAAGGTGTTGAGAATGATATATTCGACCTCCGCGACAAAGCTTTCGAGTATTTCAATAACTTGTTTATTGATAAGTTCATCGAAAACAACCGTCAAGCCCGTGAGTTTCCTCAATTGGTCTCTGCTGTGCAAGAAAACTTTGAAAGCATACACAAAGGCAAACCAACAGGGTTACAAAGCTCTCTAAGTATCATCAACAAAGTATTAGGAGGTTGGCAAAATTCTAACCTTACCATTGTAGCAGGTCGCCCTGGTATGGGTAAAACTACTTTCTTAGTACAGCAAATTATTGATATGGTAAAGTACGGTTATTCAGTAGGCGTCTTTTCTTTAGAGATGTCAGACGAGCAAATCGCTACTAAAATCATTTCTAATTACACTAATATACCTAACTCTGCTATGCTTCGTAAAGGACTTAATGATGAGGAAATACAAAGGTATATATTGCTTAAGGATAACTTAGTAAATATGAATATACACATAGATGAAACTTCAGCTTTATCTATTGATAACCTTAAAACAAAAGCTAAAGCAATGAAGCTGCGACACAATATCAATATACTCTTTATCGACTACCTACAGCTTATCACCTACCCAAAAGCAGGCAACCGAGAGCAAGAAATATCCTATATATCACGCTCTTTGAAAGGTTTGGCAAAAGAACTCAACATCCCTGTTATAGCTCTTTCGCAACTGTCACGCAATGTAGAACAACGAGCTGACAAACGTCCTTTTCTTTCTGATTTAAGGGACTCTGGAGCAATTGAGCAGGATGCTGACGAGGTAATATTTCTATACCGCCCAGAATACTATGGAATTGAGCGATGGGACAAAGAGTATAACAACGAAAACACCAACAATGAAGTAGAGATTATCATATCTAAGAACCGACACGGAGGCATACTTGCCGAGCGTTGCAGTGTCAATATGGCAACCTCAAAATTTACCGATTTAGTAACCTTTTAAAATCACAATTAATATGGAAACACTTATGTACATCATTGCCTTTATAGTAGTAGCAGCTATCATAGTAAGCGATGCTAATGAAATAATGAAAGATTAAAACCTTAGTAAAATTTCTAATTAAAACTGAATAAAATGACAAGAATTAAATTTTGGATTGTTAAAACCTCCCTTTTATGTATTAGTTCATATTTACTATACGTTGGTATTATGATACTCTTTTTTGATAATCAACTATCAGATAAAATTGATTCTTTTATAAAAGGAATAAAAAATCCCTTTTTAGAATTTTGTTTTTCTTCCATAGCGGTAGTTTTATATATTTTAATAATTCTAATTCCTTCAATACTTTTTTTGTTTAGTATAACTTTGGAAAGAGAAAAAACACCTACTGAAATAGAAGAGGAAGAAAGAGAAGAAAAGGAACTTAAAGAAGAGATGAAAAAAAAGAGACAAAAGGAAATAGATGAACTTCCTTTACTTGAAATTACTTTGTCTACCAATGAAAAGATAATAGGACAATTTGAAAAAACTCAAGAGTGCTTTGAAGATGTAAAAACACACTCTATATACTATAAACGCTTTATTGTAAAAATTGAAAAAGTAGAAAAACAATGAAAATAATAGACTTATTCAGCGGCATAGGCGGATTTTCGCTCGGATTTCAGCGAGCAGGCTACCAATTTACAGAGCACTACTTTAGCGAAATAGACAAACACGCAATAGCTAATTATAAATATAATTTTCCAAATGCAAAACACATCGGAGACATTACCACTATTCAGCCCGCAGACATTGCAGGAGCAGATATTATCACTTTTGGTTCGCCTTGCGTCGATTTCTCAATTGCTGGACGGCGTGCAGGTCTCGCAGGCGCAAAAAGTAGCCTTATCCAGTACGCAATTACCCTCATTGATTGCATCAGACCAAGTATTTTTGTCTGGGAAAATGTTAAAGGAGCATTCTCCTCAAACGCTGGCGCAGACTTTTGGGCAATTATCAAAGAATTTACCAATATTGGGGGTTACAGACTTGAATGGCAATTGCTTAATACAAAGTGGCTTTTACCCCAAAATAGAGAGCGGATATACCTTATCGGACATCTTGCAGGACGAAGTGAGCCAAGAGTATTTCCTATCACAGAAGATGATTTCGCTACTACAGAAAAAGCGCAAATACAATCACAAACCCCGATTTGTACCACACTCAAAGCAAGCGGTTCAATGAGACCAGAAGATACCTATATTATTCCTAAAGAAGCTAGTACGCTGACAGGAGGCGGAAAATCTGGCGGGTTGCATTCCGATATGACGGTAATACACCAACTCTCACGAGGCAAAAACAAAGGTGCTGAACTTACTACTTGCCCTACTATATCGAGCAACGCCTTTCAAGAGAATAACCTACTGGGTGGCGTACGCCGCCTCACTGAAATAGAATGCGAACGCCTGCAAGGCTTTCCGGACAATTATACGCAATACGGCAACTACAATGGCAGCATAAAACCTATAGCAAAAACACAACGCTACAAACTCATAGGTAACGCTGTAACCGTAGATATTGTAGAACTTATAGCAAAACGATTAAATTTTTAGATATGAAGAAAAGAAAAGAAATAATTGATTTTTTAATGAAAGCATTTGTTATAGAAATAAATAATAAAAATATCCAAGAAATTGAAATAAAGTACAAAGAAGCAAAAAACTTTGTAATAAGAGAGATAATTTTTCAATTAATTTTCACAGGGATTATTTTTAATAATTTAAAGTTTATAACCAGCATTATTGGTGAATATGGGAATATTTTTTATTCTATATTATTTATAACTATTACATCATTAATAGTAGTTTTAATTCTTTGGTCAGCAATTAATATATATGCATTATTAAAATATAAATCAAAAATCAAAAAATACTATCACAATGATAACATTTTTTGAGTGGTTTTAATATACTT